AACAGGAGACCCTGCAATAATTGGAGTTGCATGCTCTATAGTTTCTGACATTACAAATGGAAAATACAATCTATTAAAATGGGATAAACAAGAAAGAAAATATTATCCTATTACAATTAACTTATACGAGAAAGGAGAAATTAATGATTGATTTTGAAACAGACCAAGCAAAGGTCATAACTAAAACAGAAAATATTCAATCTTTGGCTGATCAAGTTGAAAGATTGGAAAATCTTAATCAAGAAATAGAAAAAAAAGAGAAGGATTTAAAACAAAGAAAAAAAGATTTAGAACATTTATCTGGAGAAGTAATTCCAACTATGATGTCCGAGATGGGTTTAGCTCATCTTAAACTTATGGATGGATCTTCGGTAGATGTTAAGCCGCACTATAGTGCTAATATTACTATAGCAAACAAAGAAGCGGCGTATAACTGGCTTCGTAACAATGGACTAGGAGATATAATCAAAAACGAGATATCCGTGTCTTTTGGTCGCAACGAAGATAACAAGGCAGCTGATTATGCTGCTCTTGCACAGGAGCGTGGGTTTCAACCGACACAAAAGTTGAAGGTTGAGCCCATGACTCTTAAAGCGTTAGTCCGTGAGCGTATTGAGGCAGGTAAAGACATGCCAACGGAACTTTTCAACATATTTGTTGGAAATAAAACAACAATAAAAAGGAAACAATAAACATGAACCAAGTACAAAAAAAAGAAGAAGCAGGTGCTTTGGCTACGAATCTTTTCGAAGCTGACGCAAATGCGGGCTCTCAGAATATAACACAAGAAGATCTTGCGTTACCATTTCTGAAAGTTTTGGGACAATTATCTCCTGAAGTTAATAAACAAAATTCTAAGTTTATTAATGGTGCAGAACCTGGAATGATTGTTAATAGTGTGACTAAGGAACTTCATGATGGGGCAAAAGGTATAAATGTTATACCAGTCCATTATGAAAGACAATATGTCGAATGGCAGGATAGAGGTACTACTAGCAGTGGTGCTCCTGTTGCAATACATAGTGCAGATAGCGATATTGTGAGTACAACTACTCGCGATAAATCTTGGAAGGATAGATTACCAAATGGTAATTATCTGGAAAATACGGCTAATCACTTTGTAATTCTTATGGGTAAAAGTCCATCAACAGCTTTGATTTCTATGAAAGCTACTCAATTAAAAATTAGTAGAAAATGGAATTCAATTATGATGGGTCTTAAACTTCAAGGTAAGAATGGCATGTTCACACCGCCAACATATAGCCACATTTATAATCTAAAAACTGTTCAAATGTCTAATGACAAAGGAACATGGTTTGGATGGGATGTGTCTAAAGTTGGACCAGTTTCAGATAAAGGTGTTTATCAAATTGCTAAAAATTTTGCTGAAAAAAATAGCAAAGGTTTAGTAAAAGTTAAACATGGATCTGATGAATCTAAAACGGATTCCCCATATTAATCATCTAACGTAAGTTAGATTCCTAGGATTGGGCGTGGAAGCAAGCGTGGAAGCGCCCAAGACAAAATATGATAGAAAGATTTAAAAATATATTTCAAGGATTAGAGCGTGCACGTGGTGTCACTTATGTGGATAAGAAAAGTGCTGATGGACAAAAAATAAAAGGTAGATCATTTGTTCAAAGAGAGCCAGTTACAGATGAATTATGGAGCAATCATTTACAAGGCATTGAACCAAGTCTTGGAATTATTCCAATTACAGATGAAAATAAATGTCAATGGGGTTGTATAGATGTAGATTCTTATGCAGGTTTCGATCATTTAAAATTAATTAATAAAATTAAATTATTAAAATTACCATTAATAGTTTTTAGATCCAAAAGTGGGGGCGCGCATATATTTTTATTTACAGCAGTTCCAGTTGAAGCAAAATTAGTTAGAGATAAGCTTTTATCTATTAGTGCAGTGTTAGGTTATGGTGGATCAGAAATTTTTCCAAAACAAATAGAATTAAAATCAAAAGATGATACAGGAAACTTTTTAAATTTACCATATTTTAATGGAGACGATACAACAAGATATGCATTTAAAGAAGATGGCACAGCAGCAAGTTTAGAAGAATTTTATAAGATCTATAATAATGTAAAACAACTAGATGTTGGTCTTATAAAAGTAGAGAGGCCCGAATCAGAATTTTCTGACGGGCCTCCATGTCTAGAATCAATAACACAATCAGAAATCAAAGATGGAAGAGATAGAATTGTTTATCAATATATACAATATGCAAAAAGAAAGTGGCCAGAAAATTGGCAAGGGAAAATAAATGCTTTTAATTATAAATACTTTAATAAACATCCAGAAGGTCCTTTAGATGATAGAATTATACAAGGGAAAATAAAATTTAATGATGGAAAAGATTTAGGGTTTAAATGTAATGAAGATCCAATGTGTAATCATTGTGATAAAAAATTGTGTAGAACTAGACAATTTGGTGTGGGTGGAGATTCAGTATTTCCTGTGTTATCCGATCTACAAAAAGTTATGTTAGATGAGCCTTACTATTGGGTTAATGTCGACGGAGATAGAGTAAAATTAGATAGTATAGATTATATAATGGAACAAAGATTATTTAGAAGAACTGTTGCAAAACAAACAAATAAAAAACCACTTAGAATTACGATAAAAGAATTTGAAAAATACACAGACTTATTATTACAAGGAGTTGAAGAAGTAGCGGCTCCTATTGGATCATCAAAAATAGATCAATTAAAAAATCATTTAGAAGATTATTGTATACAACGATCAATTGGATCAGTTGTTAAAAAAGATATTTTAAACGGAGCTGTTTATACTGAAGATGATAAACATGTTTTTATATTTCATCGATTCTTCCATGGACATTTAGTTAAAAAGAAATGGAAAGAAGACTATCAAGTCACACAACAAATGTTAAAAGAGCATTGTGGTTGTGCAGAAGCAAGAATTTACATTAGTAAAAAACGTCCAAGTGTAATGATGGTTGAGGCTTATGAAAAAGATAAACCAGAAGATAAATTTGATAAAAAGAAATTAAAAGAAGAGGCACCATTTTAATGAAGTTAAGGTGTTTTATAGAAAGTTGTATTGATGTAGGTAGCGGCCTAATTTTAGCCATCGCCATCCAGTTGTTAATTTTTCCATTCTTTGGGCTGTATCCAACTATTTTAGATAGTTTAGGAATAGCATTAATATTCACTGTAGTTTCGATTATTAGATCAGCTATATGGAGAAATTTTTTTAGGAGAATTGGGTAATGAGAGATTTATTATTTTTAACATTATGAAAACAATAGTATTAGGACCACCAGGTACAGGAAAGACCCATACTTTATTAGAGCAAGTTGAGAAATATTTAAAGAATACAGATCCAGATAAAATAGGTTATTTTGCTTTTACTAAAAAAGCTGCAAATGAAGCTAAAGCAAGAGCAATGGATAAGTTTAATTATACAGAAGATGATCTTCCTTATTTTAGAACTCTACACTCATTGGCTTTTAGAAAACTTGGAATTAATAAAGATCAAGTTATGCAAAAAAGACATTATGAAGATTTAGGTAGAAAATTAAATTTATTTCTAGATTATAATGAATACGATGAAGAAGAAACAGGTATATTTACAACTAAGAGTGATTATCTTCGATTAATTCATTTAGCTAAACTTAGAAATATTACATTAGAACAACAAATAAAATTAGGAGAACATAATACAGAAGTTGATTATGATACTCTTGTTCACTTAGAGCAGAAAATAAAAGACTACAAAAAACTTCATAATTTAATTGATTACAACGATATGATTTTAGATTTTAATAAATCAGATAAAACACCAAAATTTGATGTTGTATTTATTGATGAAGCACAAGATTTATCATTAATGCAATGGGATATGGCTAAAACTATTTGGAATAAAACAGAAGACACTTTTATCGCAGGTGATGATGACCAGGCTATTTTTAGATGGGCTGGAGCAGATGTAGATTCTTTTATAACACAAACAGGAAAATTATTAAATTTAACTCAATCAAGAAGAATACCTAGAGCGATTCATGACTTTGCTTTAGGAATAATTAAACGTGTTTCTAAAAGAAGGTATAAAGAATGGGGCCCAAGAGATTATCAAGGTTCATTAAATTTTCATGATGATATTAAAGGTTTAAATATGTCTTCTGGAGAATGGCTAATATTAACTAGAACAAGACATATGTTAGAAGATGTAGAAGAAGAAATGAAAGAAAGAGGCTGGTATTTTGAAAATAGATTTAAAAAACTTCCAGAAAAAGATGCGGCAGAAGCTGCAGCAGAATGGGAAGCAGGGAGAAAAGGACAACCATTAAACTATAAACAAATCGAAAGAATATATAGTTTTATGAGTTCAAATCATGCGGAAAAAATAAAATTAAAAGGTATGACTAAAGAAGGTCTCCAAGATATTTCTACTCTTAAAAAAGATTATGGATTAAAAACAGATACCGTTTGGTATAAAGCGTTTGATGATCTAGGTTTTAGAAGAAAGAATTATATAAGAAGTATGAGAAGAAATGGTGAAAACTTAAAAAATAAACCAAGAATTCAATTATCTACTATACACAGTGTAAAAGGTGGTGAAAGAAATAATGTAGTTTTATTAACCGATCTTACTCACAATACAAATAAATCATATTTAAAAAACCCAGATGATGAAACGAGATTATTTTATGTGGGTGCAACAAGAACCAAAGAAAATTTACATATTATAAGACCTAATGATTATGAAAAGGCATACCCTATGGAGAATTTATGAGTAAAGTATATAAACGACAAGTAGGAGGATCTCATTATTCTTCCATGGTTATTCAACCATCAGAATTTATAAATAAAAATAATTTGCCCTTTGCAGAAGGAAACGCGATTAAATATTTATGTCGTCATAAGCAAAAGGGACAGAAACAAGATTTGGAGAAAGCAATTCATTATTGTCAAATGGCAATTGATCGTGATTATCCAGATAAAAACAAACCAAAGGAACAAAATGATACAAGTACCACTATTTAAACCACAAACAGAATGGCTGCCACCAGAAGACTTTCCAGATCTATCTAAATATGATGAGATAGCAATTGACCTAGAGACCAAAGATCCAAATTTAAATATTAGAATGGGATCTGGTGCGGTGGTTGGTGTAGGAGAAGTTGTTGGAATAGCTGTCGCTGTTACAGATTGGTCTGGTTATTATCCAATTGCACATGAAGGTGGTGGTAACATGGATCGTAAAAAAGTCTTGAAATGGTTTCAAAATGTACTAAGTACACCATCAACAAAAATTTTCCACAACGCCATGTATGACGTTTGTTGGATCAGAGCATTAGGTTTAAGTATTAACGGTAAAATAGTCGACACAATGATAGCCTCGGCTTTGGTTGATGAAAATCAAATGCGTTATGACTTAAACAACTGCAGTAAAAGATACACTGGAAAAGGAAAGAATGAAACAGATTTATATGCAGCCGCACGTGATTGGGGGGTTGACGCCAAGGCAGAAATGTATAAACTACCTGCCATTTATGTCGGCGCATATGCAGAAAAGGATGCCGAGATAACTTTACAACTTTGGCAAGAACTTAAGAAAGAAATTTTACACCAAGATTTAAATTCTATTTTCGAATTAGAGATAGAACTTTTCCCTTGCTTAGTTGATATGCGTTTTTTAGGAGTCCGTGTAGATATTGAGGCAGCCCACCAATTAAAAGGCAAACTACTAGAAGAAGAAAAAGAATGCTTATTATCAGTAAAAAAAGAAACGTCAATAGATGTTCAAATATGGGCAGCACGTTCCATCGCGCAAGT